CCTGTCGCGTGCCGCGTTCGAACGCGCCATCGACATCCGCCGCATCCAGATCGCCCATGACAGCGCCGCACTTCGCGAATGGCGCAATGCGCTGCGTCAAGCGGACCGGTTCTGGACCGATCATCCGGAATGGTGCTTCGGGCAATGCCTCGACGCCATCCTCGCCGCGACGCCGGGATCGGTGGACTTGCCGGAGTTGGCAGCATGACCGGCACGCTTCCCATCATCACCGCCGACCAGCGGCTGGCCGAACCGCGCGGCATCAAAGGCTGCATTTTCGGGGGCAGCGGCATCGGCAAAACCAGCTTGCTGTGGTCGCTGAATGCCACCACGACCCTGTTCATGGATCTCGAGGCGGGCGATCTCGCCATCGAGGGCTGGAAGGGCGACACGATCCGGCCGCGTACCTGGATGGATTGCCGCGATTTCGCGGTGTTCATCGGGGGCCCGAACCCCAGCTTGCGCGACGACCAGGCCTACAGCCCCGCGCATCACGCCGCCGTTTGCCAGAAGTTCGGCGATCCTGCCGTGCTGGAACGCTACGAGACGTTGTTCGTCGACTCGATCACCGTCGCCGGACGGCTGTGCTTTCAGTGGTGCAAGGGCCAGCCTGAGGCGTTTTCGGAAAAAACCGGCAAGCCGGATGTCCGGGGGGCTTACGGGCTGCATGGCCGCGAAATGATCGCCTGGCTCACGCATCTGCAGCACACGCGCCGCAAGAACATCTGGTTCGTCGGCATCCTCGACGAGAAGCTTGATGACTTCAACCGCAAGGTGTTCTCGCCCCAGATCGATGGGGCCAAGACCGGGCTGGAGCTGCCGGGGATCGTCGATCAGGTGATCACAATGATTGATGTGCCCGATGCGAAGGGCCAACCGCAGCGCACCTTCGTCTGCCAGACGCTGAACCCTTTCGGCTATCCGGCCAAGGACCGCTCCGGGCGGCTCGAGGTGCTGGAGGTGCCGCATCTGGGCAAGCTGATGGACAAGATCCACGGGCCGCTAATCCCAGCGTCACGCCGCCTGACCTATGAGCCTCTGACGCTGCCCAAGCCACCCGCGGGCACAAATCCTGACGGCACCAATACCTCCCAAACCACCCAACCCAACTGAAAAGGACCTGATCCATGACCGGACTCTGGAACGACTTCAACTCCGCACATTCCAACAGCGATGTGATTCCCAAGGGCACGCTGGCCAAGGTGCGTCTGATCATCCGCCCCGGCGGCTTTGACGATCCGTCGCAGGGCTGGACCGGGGGCTACGCCAAACGCGGCGCCACCGGCGCTGTCTATCTTGATGCCGAATACACCGTGGTCGAGGGGCCATACGCCAAGCGCAAGATCTGGTCGCTGATCGGGCTCTACAGCCCCAAGGGTCCGGATTGGGGCAATGCCGGGCGTGGCCTGATCAAGGGCATTCTGAACTCGGCGCGTGGCATCGGCGACAAGGACAACTCGGCGCAGGCACAGGCCAAACGCCGGATCAGCGGCTTTGCAGAGTTGGACGGGATCGAATTCATCGCCCGGATGGACATCGGATCCGACACCAACGGCGACGACAAGAACGAGGTCCGCTCAGCCGTTACGCCCAGCCACCGCGATTATGCACAGCTGATGGGGCAGGTTGGGTCTGCGCCGATGCAAGGTTACAGCCAGCCCCCGGCAAACAATGCGCTGCAGCAGGGCTATGTCGCCCCGGCTCCGGGCTACGCAGCACCCACCCCGCAACCGCAGACTCCGCAAACCCCTGCGACCCCCGGTTTTTCCGGGCGTCCCAGCTGGGCTGAGTGAGGGGGAGCCATCATGCGGCTGCGTCCCCGTCAGAAAACTTTTGTTGAGCGCAGCCTTGCTGCGCTTGACGCCCATGGCAACACGCTGGGCATAGCGCCGACCGGAGCGGGCAAGACGATCATGCTGTCGGCGGTCACGGGTGAGGTGATCGGCGCCAGCGCCGCCAAGGCCTGCGTGCTGGCGCACCGCGACGAGCTGACTGATCAGAACCGGGGCAAGTTTGCCCGGGTCAATCCGGGCCTGACCACCTCGGTGGTCGATGCCAGTGCCAAATCGTGGGCGGGTCAGGTGACCTTCGCCATGGTGCCGACGCTGGCCCGGACCGGCAATCTCGCCGCCATGCCGAAGCTCGATCTTTTGGTGATCGACGAGGCGCATCATGCGGTGGCGGCAAGTTACCGCCGCATCATCGACCATGTTCGCAATGCCAACCCTGACGCGCGGATCTTCGGCGTTACCGCCACCCCAAACCGCGGCGACAAGAAGGGTCTGCGCGAGGTGTTCGATAATGTCGCCGATCAGGTGCGGTTGGGCGAGTTGATCGCCTCGGGCCATCTGGTCCCACCGCGCACATTCGTGATCGATGTCGGTGTGCAGGACAAGCTGCGTGCCGTGCGCAAGTCGCTGGCGGATTTCGACATGGCGGAGGTCGCGTCGATCATGGACCGCGCGCCGGTCACCGACGAGGTTATCCGCCACTGGAAGGAGAAAGCGGGTGACCGGCAGACGGTGGTGTTCTGTTCCACAGTCGCTCACGCCGCGCATGTCACGGAAGCCTTTAACGCCGCAGATGTGCCTGCCGGGCTGATTCATGGTGATCTGCCAAGCGAGGATCGCCGCCAGGTTCTGGCAGCATATGCCGCGGGAGGGGTCCGCGTGATCGTCAACGTGGCCGTGCTGACCGAAGGTTGGGATCATCCGCCGACTTCCTGCGTCGTGCTGCTGCGCCCCTCATCCTACAAATCCACCATGATCCAGATGGTCGGGCGCGGGCTGCGTACCATTGATCCGGAGGAACACCCCGGTGTCATCAAGACCGACTGCGTTGTATTGGATTTTGGCACCTCAAGCCTGATCCACGGCACGCTTGAGCAGGATGTTGATCTCGACGGCAAGACCGGGACTGGAGACGCCCCGACCAAGGTGTGCCCGGCCTGTAGCGCCGACATTCCTCTGGCCTGCTTTGAATGCCCGCTTTGTGGCGAAGTGTTTGAGCGCGAGGAGGACTTGCGCTCACAAGAGGCCGATGATGGGACGCTGACCGGCTTTATTATGACGGAGATCGACCTTCTGAAGCGGTCCAGCTTCGCCTGGATCGACCTGTTCGGGGCCGATGACGCGTTGATGGCAAATGGGTTCAACGCTTGGGGCGGCATCTTCTTCCTCGAAGGTCGCTGGCATGCGGTCGGCGGTGCAAAGGGCCAAAGCCCCCGGTTACTGGGCATTGGTGAGCGGACCGTCTGCCTCGCGCAAGCTGATGATTGGCTGAACGAGGTCGAAACCGATGAGAGCGCCTTCAAGACGCGCGGCTGGCTGAAACAGGCCGCCACGGACAAGCAGCTGCAATACCTGCCGCCCGCATATCGGCAGGATTACGGGCTGACCCGCTATCACGCCTCGGCGCTGATGACGTTTACCTTCAACAAACGGGCGATCCGTCACCTCGTCATGACCGCCGCCCCCGACCAGCGGAGGGCCGCATGAGCCGTATCGCGCAAATCCTGTCCCCGCCCCCGGCGGCTGAGGATCGACAGCTGCCTGCGCGCAACGGGCATCTGCGCCCAAGCCTTTGCGCTGTCTGCACATCCCGCACCCGAGGTTTCGGTTGGTTCGATCCCCACCAGCCGCGCCCGCACCAAACCCGCCGTTGGTTTTGCTCAATGGGCTGCCAGGCGGCCTTCACCCTCAAAGCCCGAAAAGGATTGAACATGGTCGATTTCACCGAAGAGGAAACGCGAGTGCTGCCCGCCGTCATGCGCGCGCTCGCCCCGGAGATGGAACGCATCGGCTGGGACCGCTCGCTGGGCCAGCTGACCCGAAACGACATGCACCGGCTGATCGTGACGATCATCAAGGCATTCCGCGCCGAGATGGCCGAGATCGCCAGCCAATCGGAGATCCCCTTCTGATGCTGGACTATAATCACAGGCCCAGCTTTGCCGATAAGGTGAACGCCGCAGTCGACGCGGCGCTGACCACCGACAATGCCGCACGCACGCCACGCGATTACCTCGGCGGCTCGCGCCTAGGCCATGCCTGCGAACGCGCTTTGCAGTTCGAGTTCACGCATGCGCCCAAGGACGAAGGCCAGGATTTCAGCGGCCAGTTGCTGCGCATCTTTGCCATAGGCCATGTCCTTGAGGATCTGGCGGTGGCATGGCTGCGCGGCGCGGGCTTTGATCTTTACACGCGGAAGGGCAATCGCCTCGATGGTGGCCAGTTCGGCTTCT